TTTATTTAAATCTATTTCAGATATACATTTTTTTATAAAATTAATATTAATAATTTTAAACCATAATGCTTTTACAATATTATCAAAATGTAATTGGAAAACACACCTATCATCAATATTTTGTAATTTAAATAAATAATATTGGTAACCTGGTAAAAAATTTACAATATTGAATAATGAATTTTTTATATTATGGAATATTATCGAATCGAAATAGATTAAATCTGGATTAGACAAAGTATTTATTTTATTGAAATCGTACTGTAATATCGTATCATCCATATCTATGATCCAAATATAATCAGATTTACAATTATTGATAGCTGTTAATTGAACAGATAAATTTTTCAAATTTTTTCCATGTTTAATTAAATTATATTTAATATCTTTATTTTTTATAAACTTATCTAATTCGATAGTTTGATCATGTCTATCATCAATTAATAATAATTCATTATAGTTTAGTAAATTTTTAGATATTTCATCTAAAATTCTATTCAGATGAAATATCCAATCATCACATTCATAAATTCCTAATGCGATAGTTAAATTCATAAATCATAAACTCCACAAATTATATCCATTTCAAATAATGTTTTCATTTGTTTATTATATTTATTTAAAATGTCTTCATCAATAGATTTTACTTTAATAAATATATTTGAAAAAATATATCCGTTTGTAGGAGAAATGTTAGAATCTTCTATTTTAGTTATATCTAATTCAATATTATCTTTTTTATAATCGATTAAATCACCATATTTTAAGAAAATAACATTATTATAATTTTCTATACCAATTAATTTATATTCCAAACCAATAGGACATTTCAAAACATATAGTTTGTTTTTACTTTCATCGATTAATAAAACTTCATTTAAAATAGAAAGATCAAAAATGTATTTGTTATCATGATTATTACTCATATATGGATTAAAATTAATTTTTTCATCATTTGGGTATTCTGTTATTTTTATAGAATCATAATCCTTAGACATTTCCTTAATAGTTTCAAATTTATCCATATCTAAATCTTCGATATTGAAAATAGTATCAATTACTATTATAGATTTATCTTCAGGTAATTTATATTTAAAATATTTCATTATGAAATAATCATATTCCTTTAATAAATTTTCATCATTGAAATTTGGATTTTGTTTTAAATAAATTTTTTTAGTAGCAGAATCATATTTATCGAAATCGAAACCATATAGTTTTATAATTTTATTGATATCTGATGTAGATGATAGATCATAATAATATTGTAAATTTTCAATTTTATCATCTTTTATAATATCATCAAATCTAAATTCTTCAATACCAGAATTATCATCAAACTCAATTTCTATCTTTTTATACCATGTATTGTTTTTATTTTCAACAAATGTTAATAACATAATTAATTTATATCCTCCTTTAAATTTATACCATATTTAGCAAAATCTATATTACAATTTGTATAAGCTTCAACTAAACGGCGCTTCCATAGTATTTTGAAATGACTATTGTTTAAAATATCATCTAGATACTTATTTACTGTACCCCAACTTTCTTTAGTTTCTTCAGGAACATTGGTATTGGGTACATATATCCCATTTCTATAAATTTCTGTAAAATATTTTTCAGAATTATAATGATAATGTATATATGGTAAACATTTATTTATTACTAAAATAGATTTTAAATTATCATATATGATTATATCCATTAACATATCGGCAGACATATTAAGTTTACCAAATTTAGAAAAATCTTTTTTAAGAATATGTTTTTTACAATAATTGGCATTCAATATTTTTTCCCAAACAGGAATTAAAAACCATTCATAATGATAATATAAATAATATCGATCTGATAGTTTGTTTACAATTAATTCTATACTATCATATTCGGTTTCTTTAAAAATATGTTCAAATTTAGTTAACTTTTTTCCATAAACTATAAAAAACTTATCATAGTTAACTATTTCTTGATTAGGTTTATTTTCGTAATATTTTCGTGTAGTATCATATGAGTTTGTAAAATAAATTATATCAGCATCGTTTTTTAAATGTATTGTATTAAAATCAAAACTTGCTACTTCATCATCCATATCTAATATCCATAACCAATCAGTTTTAGAATATTTCATAGATGATAAATAACCTTGTAGAATTCCTTTATTTTCACCATGTTCGATAATTTCATAATTAAACTTATGTAAATCAAAAATTTTATCTAATGAAATATCTTGATTTCTTCGATCATCGATTAATAAAAGTGTTTTATAATTTTTTAAATTTTTATCAATTGAGTTCAATAATCTATTTACATAATTCACATATTGATCGTTATCATAAATTAAAATAGATAATGTTAAATCCATAATGTATAAACCTCGTTTTATCTAAATGAATTATTTTTACATTCTATAAGAATTTTTTTAGCTATTCCGGTAGAATGTTCTATCATATAATTGACTTTATCTTCATTTTCTTTCCAATAATAATTATAAGTCATATTATAATTATAAATAATTTGAGTATTACAAGTGATACGTTTTAAATTATTTAAAACATATCCATTTAAAAACATATCTTCATAAAAGAATAAATGTTTATGAGTTGGAATTTGTTTATAGACTTTCAATAAAGTTTTTCGTAAATACAAATTTCTCCATAATGAACCGTATAGAAGAAATCTATATACATATTTATAATTTTCATATGATTTACAAGTAAAATATCTAGTTTTATAAAAACGTTTATTTGGTTTATTATTCATTTTGAAATTATAACAGATTACATCTGATCCATCCATTATAGGATTAAAATCATATATTTCATCATCTATATCTATAAACCAAATATAATCTCCAATAGCATTTAAAACCCCACTTCTTCTAGCTTCAAATGTACCTATATTTTCACCAGTAGAAAAACTAGGTATTATTTTATATTCATTAGGAATATTATAAAGTTTTCTAATATCTTCAGTTTTATCATTTCTATCATCAACAAATATAACTTCTTTATTAAAAGAAATATTATTTATTTGATTTAACATTTTCGGTATATGTTGATGATCTTTATCATAAAAATTAATTATTAAACTAATTAACATATAAAACTACCTCATATATTTAAATATCTAAATAAATATATTAAATAAAAGAGACGTTCATAAGAACGTCTCTATATTTTTAGATAGTTATAATTGCTCCATCAGGAATTAATGTTTCTCCATATGGTTTTGTATCAATTTCTTTCAATGGTAAAGTATTTTCAGAGAAATTATAATATTGTTGGTAGTCATAATCATTTGTTTGATAATTATAACCATTAGTCCAAATATCTTCATCAGTATAATCACGAGAATCAATAATATCTCCAACTTTAACTGAAGGATCAAGTATAAATTCTGGAAGCTTTCCAATGAGTTCATTATTTTCAATTTTTACATTGTCTGAAGAATTGAAAGCAATGTTAAATGTTCCATAATCTCCTAAGTCAGAATAAATATTTAATGAATTTTTTAAATTAGACAATCTTTCTCTAAATTCTTCATCATTCCAAGTAGTACCAGCATCAATCTGAATTATATCGAGGACTTCCCAAGTTACATATGAACAATCTGCTTCATTTTCATCCTGCCAATGAGCTGTAGGTTTACCTATGATATAAACTGTTATTTTAGAACTATCAACAACATTAGTGTCAACATTTGTTAATTTCTTAACAACTGTTTGAGCTCGTTTAAATGTTTTGCTAGTTGTCAGACGATTTAAGAATTTCTTAACAGGAGGTGTTACTAATGATGAATTTGAATCTGTTAAAATATTTCCTGAATTGTTAGATTCAACAAATGTAACTAATTCATTTACTGTACAAACGAATCTAGCTATTCGATCAGTTACATTAACACATTTAGCAGGCATATTAAATATTGTTAAATTATCTTCAATAGAAGTATTTTCTACAAGATAAGCTAATCTAGAAAATAATTTATCACGTATACCAATGTTACTAATTTGAATTATGATATTTTTACCATCAATCCACATAGATATATTTTCTGGATGTTTTCCGATAAATTTTTCAATAGATTTATTGATATCTTCTACTGAAACCAAGTTTTCTTCATTATGAGTACTCATAATTTTATCTCCTTAATATAAAATTATTTTATAAGTTCAATAATCATATTATCTGAATAATCACCTAAATAAATATCTGAACAATATGTTTTATAGAATATTGTATCATTATTTGTTGGTGATATTTCGATAATATCTCCAATTTCATATTTTTTAGTATTTTTATAAACTGCTACTGAAGAATAATCAGTATAATAACTAAAACCTAATGATTCTAAAATATGTTCTAATCGATCAAAAGCTATAGGTTTATATTGATGTATAGAAACTATTTTTAATTTATTCGGTAAACCGTCAACATTTTTTACTATATACAATGTAAACATTTTGATTTCCTCTCTCGTTAACAAATATATTAAAATGTTAAAGTTCTACCTCGTAACAATCAAATATAACTATTAAAGAGGGTAATTATGCCTAAAAAGTTCAATGATTATGACGATGATAGTGATTATTTATCAAATATACCTATAACTGAACGAATAACTACACCTCAAACAGATACTGTACAAAGTAATACTGAAGATATGTTATCTGAAATAGTTGATGAACGGACTAAAATGAAAAACACCTCCATGATGGAGATGGTAGGAGTCCTCACAACTGTTACATATTATAGATCTGTAAAAGATCCTCAAAATAATTATGCTTCAGATTCTAATGGACCAAATGGTGTAGCTTTAGATACTAAGAAATATGATGAAATTTCTAAATTTAAAGTTAAAATTAATGGTGCTGCTAATTTTGGACAGGAAGGTGAAGAAGATAATAAATCTTATGAATCTAGTGGTTCATTAATTATATTACCTCGTACTATTAAACCTGTTGAAGGTGATTTATTTGTAATGTCTTATTATGGTAGAGATGTCTGTTATAAAATTTCTACTGTTGAGACAAAAGCATTTGAACAAGATTCTGGTTTTGAATGCCAATATGTACAATATAAAGAAGATTATAGACTCCCAGAGACTATGATTGCTTCTAAATACATTTATTACCATGAATTTGTAGGAACGACATATAGACCAGTTTTAACATTAAAAGAATATGAAAATATTCAACATTTGGGAGATTTGTGTAATCATATTTCTCAAGTTTTTAATGATCTTTTCTATGATAAAACTGTAAATGGATACTTATATAAGAATTATGACGTTCAAAAACGTGGTAAAGATTACTTATTGGACAATAATAATATAAATACTCTTGGCAAACGTGGTGGAATATTCCGCGGAAATTATGATGGTGATTCTTTTGCATACCAAAATATGCCTAGAATTGTTAGAAAAGAAGATATAGCATATGATAATATGTTAAATCACTTTATAACAAAAAATCGTATTTTCCGTAAATATGATGGAGTTACTCTGTCAGTAGAATCATTACTCAATTTGGATCGTGTGGGTTACAAAAGATCTATTTTTAATTGTTTAGAGACAAGAACGGTTGCTAACTTTAAGAATACGTTCGTTTCACCAGTTAATATAGCATATATGCAACACGGCGTTCCATCTTATTTAGTTGGTAAAAAGAATGTAATTTATTCAGATGTACCAATTATGAATTGTGTACCTGATGAAGAGCAAATATTCCCAGCTAAACTTACAACTAATATTCTGAATGGAAATAAATCTGAAATGCAAGAACCTTGTAGTAATAAGGTTTATAGTTCTATAGAATCTATGATAATCGAAACTATTGTCAGGTTTGTTTATAAACAAACACATGATTTTATAGATCGTTTTGAATATCTGTATAATAATATTGATAAACTCTATGAGCACAATATCAAGTATGCAGATATTTATTATCTATTCCCAATGTTAGGTTATGTAATAGAGAAATCTTTGGAAGAAATTTACAGCGATAATATTTTGCTGAGATAAATATTTTTGTTAAGGAGAAATCAAAATGGCTAAAGGATATTTTGATATTTTTTCTATGGAATCTGACAACGATGAAATCGATGTTGGAATGAACGATCTCGTAAAAGACGAGACAGACGTTGTAGAAGATGCTGGTTCTGATACTGAAGTGGTAGACATGAATCCTTCTACATCAGAAACTTCTCACAATGAAGAAGCTTCTGCTGGTGGAATCGCTACAGGTTCTAACCAGGATGATCTCGAAATGGATCCAGTTGCTGCTTCTGAATCATTCATCCGTCGTAACTTCGGACTGTCTGTAGAAGACATGGAAGAAGTTGTTGAGGAAAAGGTTGCTGAAGCTGCTGTTATTCCTTCTGCTGATGAAGAAGCTGCTGCTTCTCCAGTTGCTCAGGATGTAGCTGATGGTGTAACAACTATCAAGATCGTACCTGAAGAAGGATCTACTGCTGTTCCTGTTGATCCTGCTAGTGAAGTTTCAGAAAATGTTGAAGTTCCTATCGAAAGTGAATCAGACGTAGCTTCAATTGAAAATCTTCACAGAATCTTCTCTCGTGAAGATGGTGAACCTGATGAATCTGCTTCTGGTGCAGATGTAGAATTCTCAGTTACTACACCTAATAATAGCATGGATTTCGAAATGGAAGGAAAGGCTGTAACAATTGAACCAACTGGTGATACAGGTAGTGAACCAGCTGAAGAAACTCCTGCTGAAGGCGAAGGTGAAGAACAGCCTGCTGAAGGTGGTGAAGCTGAAGGCGAAGGTGAAGAAGCTCCTGCTGAAGAAGGAAATGATGTAGGTGAGGAACCTGAAGCTGGCGCTGAATCTTGGCGCGATGCTTGGACTTTCTAATTTATAAGTTTCCTTATTATAACTAGGTGTAGAAATCTACACCTAGTTTATTTTTTAATTACTAACTATAACAATATAGGAGAAATATAATTATGGCTAAGAAAAATTCACAATTTTCTGACGATGAAATTTACGAAACAACTGAACAGACTGTAGATTCTTCTACACCTGATACATCTGTAACTCCAGATGCTACTGAAACTCCAGTAACAGATGAAAAATCTGTAACTCCTGATTCTGAAGCACCCGTAGTTGAAAATCCAACTCCAGATGCTACTGAAACTCCAGTTAATGATCAGAATCCTACCGATGAAACTCCAGTAACAGATGAAAAATCTGTAACTCCTGATACTACAGAAACACCTGTAACTCCAGTTGATGAAGTAACAGATGGTGATAAAGATCCAGTAGATGATGAAAAACAAAGTGATAAAGATAAAGAACCTGTTAAAATTAATGAATTTAAACGTTTCGATATCCGCTTTGGTTATTCTATCGATAGTAGATCTACTACTGCTCGTCGTACACTTTCTACAACAGAAATTGTAAAACAGTTTGTAAAAGCACCTACATGTTTCATTGCATTTGAATCAAAAGAAGATCTTAAAGATTTTGAAACTCTTCTTAAAGCTAAAACTATTAAAGTTGAAGATAAAGATGGTAAACTTGTAGACTTCTCAGATGCTGCTAAGAAACATCTTGTTACACGTGTAACAGAATTGTCTACATATTGGATTGCTAGAAATTCTAAATAAGGAAATTTATGGCAGTAGATACTTCAAAATTCACGATCGATACACCAGTTTGTATCAAGGTCAAAACTCCTGGATATTGGTTTCCTGAATTTAGTACATATTCACCATTAGAATTGTATGCCCCTATAGAAAAAGTAATAGCTATTTTGAATAGGGGTATATCGGTTGAGTTTCCTCAACAGTCTTCTAAAAATGAAATTTCTAATAAAATAGAAGAATTCATTATTGAATATGAATTAAAACGTCAGAAAGCTGAAAAGAAAGGTTATGTTGATGCTAATAGAGTTGATACTGCTATAGAACTTATACAAGAAATTAACGATTCTAAAATCACTCCTAAAGAAGAACTTGAGGAACGTGAAAAGCATTTATTTGATTACTCGGATATTACTGATAGAATCGTTAACAATCTTAGTAATCAAATGTTCGATAGGGTATTTGATAGTGATGACTTTATTTCAGCTGAAGAACGAATTAAGAAAGCTGATACTGCTAGAAAGCATAAAGAAATTCTTGATGCTCGTAAAGCAGAATCTAGAAGATTACTTAGTTACGAAGCTGAAGCTATCGATAAACTCGTTAAAGATGCAAAATGGGAAGATGAAACTGTTATGGAAGTTAACGAATTACCAATCGTTGATCCAATTACTGCTTCAGATATGCCTAAATATAACAAACGAAAATAAAAAAAATATATTAATAGAGATCCACCTCATAGGGTGGATCTCTATATTGTTATCACATTAAGCTTAACATTTATTTATTTAAGCGGCAAGAGTTTTTACACCATCAATTATCTTACCAATTGCAGGTGCAGCTTTTGCAACTTTAACACCAATTGCCAAACCTTTGTTAAGATCCTGAAGCATCTTCTTACTTACAGCAAAGTTAACTGTAACGTTTGGACCTACTTTTGTTTTTGTTCCATCAGCATTTGTACGTTCACCATTTTCATGGTAATTCATTTTAACGGCACAAAGACCTGTTTCAGTGATTACTGTTTTAGCACCGCCATCATTGATTTTTTCCAATGCAAGATTTGTGATAACACCAGGAATAGCTTTATCAAGCTTATCGATGTCCTCTGTTTTTAAACCTGTTTGACTTGCTGCTACTGCAATCCAATCAGATCTTTTAATTGTAGCAATTTTATCAGCCATGTTAGTGGCCTCCTTATAAATATATTTATAAGAGTATATAAAACTCCTATTCACGATTAAAATATATAAGTGAAAAATAAATTAGCGGTATGTAAAAACATATACTTGTAGGAAAACTATTTAAAATTTTCCTACAAGTTATGTCTGAGACCATTTTCATTCACCCTAATTGTATTTACTCATTATATTGTGATACCGAATTTAAAAATTTATTTTCTATTTATCTTAAAATATATTTATATAATATTTGACTGAGGTTAAAATAAGAATTATGGTTAATTTAGTACGTATTAAACTTGTTAATTTTATAGGAATTTGGCATGGTACCAATCGTGAATTAACAGAAATCGAAATAGATAGAACGAATTCTCCAAATAATATTATTTTGATATTAGGTGAGAATGGTTCTGGTAAAACTTCTCTTATGGCTGAAATGACACCACTTCCATTGGAACATGTTGGTGATAGAACAAAATCTAGAATTATTCCGGATAAAGTTGGAGTTAAAGAATTAGATTATCTTGTAGATGGATTTATTCTTTATAAAATTAAAATTATTTATGATCCTAAGAAAACTACAAAATGTTTCATTAAAAAATGTATAGATGGAAAAGAAATAGATTTAAATCCTAATGGAAATGTTGAAAGCTATCTTGAAATAATTGAAAATGAACTCCATATGTCTAAGAATTATACAAATGTTGGATATCTTTGTGGTAGTGGTGGAGCTAAAGATTTTGTTAGTATGAAACCTGCTGAAAGAAATAATTATATTTCTGAATGGATGCCTGAAATTTCTGAATTCTTAGAAGCTTATAAAAAATCTGCAAAAATTATCAATAAACTTAAAAAAGAAATTGATAATTACAATAAACAGATTGGTAATATGAGTTCTATAAATTATGAACTTGAATTAAATTATGTTGATACTAATATAGCTTCTATAACTAAAAATTTAAAAGAAGTTGAAACTAATATAACTCAATTACTTACATACAATTCACAATTTGAAAAATATATTTTATCTGATAGAGAATTGAATGACAAAAAATCTAAATTGATCAGTACTATCAGAGAACTGAATAATAAAAAAGATGAGATTATGGAAAAATGGAGCAAATTTAATATTCCTAATACAAGTGATCCTATTCAGTTCCAAAAAGAATTAGATATGATTCAACGAAAAGAAAATGATCTGATTCAACAGATTCAATCTATTGAAGATAAAATGTCATTGTTATCATCCGAAATATCTTCATCAAAAGCTATGTTAAATACAGATGAAAGAATTTCCAGAATGGATTTAAATAGTATTTATAATACAATTGATTCTAATAATGAATTATTAAATACTATAAATAAGTCTATAGTTGAAATTGAAAACAAATATGAAATGACTGAAGATCAACTTAAAACCGATTCATCAGTAATATCAGATACTAACACGATGTTGCAAATTCTTGATGATAGATTTATTCAATTGAATAATTTGGTTCCAATGGAAACAATCATAGATATGAGTCAATTGGAGAAATCATTATCGGATAAGAATGAAAGATATCAATTGGTTGATAATCTTAAGAAAACGGCAAATGAAAAACTTACATTTGTGAATAATGAAATTTATAAATATGAACATGGTAATCTTGATACTGAGATTCTTATGAAGCGACCAAAGTTCTGCGCAACTCATCAATGTGGTATAGTTGACGAATTATTAAAGTATCTTAATCCAAAAGATAATTTAACTGAACTTTATAATGAATCTACAACTATTCAAAAACAAATTTTTGATTATGACTCGGAACTTACAGAAATTAAAGAATCTTTAGAAAATATGAAAAAAGGGCACCAGATCTATGTTGAAATTGAGGATTTTTTGATGAAAAATACCGATAAAATAGGTAAAATGCCTACTGTAATTTCAGATTATTTTACTAAAGAGCTTTATACAGTATATGTACATATCAACGATATAAAAGGTATTATTAACGATATTACGGAATATTCATCACTTTGTGTAAAAAGAGATGATATTAGTAAATCTATTAATGATCTTGAAAACATAAAATCGTTAGTATTTACAAATAGCAAGCTTAATGAAAAGATTAAACAATCTCTTCAAAACTATGAAGAATTGAAATCTTTAAAAGAATCTTGTTATAATGAATATGATCAAGTTCATAATTTGGTTATATCATATAAGAATGCTGAGTCATTGATAGTTGAACGTGAAAACGAAATAAATGATATCAATTATCAGATAAAACAAACCCTTATTGATAAACATAATCTTCTTCAAATTGCTAAAGTTAATTATGCATACAATTCTAATAAAAATTATATTGAAACTAAACTTAATAAAAAGAAATTGGAATATGAAAAAGAATTAACTGATTTGAATAAGAAACGTGATGAAATGACTACATTCTATATTAGTAAACGTCAGATTGAAAAGATGCGAAATGAACTCCAAGAACAGTTTAATCGTATTAACATTCTTAATAAAATATGGTCTCCTAAAGTAGGTTATCCGAGTTGGAAAATTGAAAGTTTCTTAAATGAACTTACAGTTAAAACTAATGAAGATCTTAATAACATGTGGGGAGAAAATATTAAAATTGAAAAATTTAATATTGATGAAAATGAATTCAGTATTAGAATAAATAAGAATGGTGAAACAATTCCTGACGCATCAGTATGTAGTCAAGGTGAAACTAAAACAATTACAACTGCTATAAGTTTCAGTATTATTGAAAGTAATGTTGATAAAGGTGGTTATGATGTTTTAAGACTCGATGAAGTTGATGGTGCATTTGATGAAACTCGTCGTAGAGGATTCATGGATGTTATACAAAATCGAATAAATGAAATGGGTTGTGATTCTTGTTTCATTATTACACATAATGGTGAATTTGAAGATATTCCTTGTGACATCATTCTTATGAAAGATGCTAAAATCGATGAAGAAAAACTTAAAAATAAAAATATCTTATTTAGATATTAAGGAGTAAAATTATGACAGCTACAGAAAAGTATATTGAGATGAATAACCAGTTTTGTAAACTGCGAGATGCTATTTACAATCCAAATGTTGTTGAAGCTGATGAAGATCCAAAGTGGGAACCTCAAGTTCAAACAGCATTATTCGTATTAATGACATATCTCGATTACTATAAAGAAAATAACAAAGTAAAATCTCATGTAAAAGGTGAGACTCCACAAAATACAACTAATGAAAAACAATAAAAATTGTTCAGATATTAGGAGTAAAGACATGTGTGACAAATATAAAAATAAAAAATTATTCATTTGTAGTGTAGGTGGAATAGATACTGATTATTCTGTTTTAGCTAATGATTCAGATGAAGCTAAAAAAATGATGGTTAAATTTGTTAATAAAATTTATGGGCCATTCGATCCTCCACATATTGTACCATATGATGAATCTGATATTTATTGTATGGATGTTGAAAGTATAAAAGAAGATATGATTAAAGAAAATAACGAAATTGAAGTATTATAAAAAATATAATATAAAGTAGGACATAGTCCTACTTTATATTTTTTTTAACCTACACGATAAGGAACATGATGTGGTACATCATATGGTGTTCTACACGAAGGATCTACACCATTCGGATGTTCTTTTTTCCATTCTTCTTGTATTTTTTCATCTCTTTTACGACTTTCTTCACGATACTTTTCAAGTTCAGCATCGGACATATTTGCATAACTAACCATACTTTTCTCCATTATTTTTTTTTATTCATACATATCTCTTAAATAATTATTAATATTATTTTCAAGAGAATGATATACTTTTATGTTATTTGTATATCTATTGTAAAGATCTGAAGAAATAGCATCGATTGATTTATCTTTATAAATTTCAATATATTTGTCAGAATCTACTGGAATTATATTGAATTGATTAGTTAATAAGAATCTTGATTTATTCTTATTTGAAGCTATATCGGTATAAATATCATTTACTGTAGTTCGTAAGATATCATTTGTATCATATTCTTCAACTTTACGTTCTTTATCATTTAAGAAAGCTTTATAAATTGTTTCAGATGGTTTAAATACAAACCAGATAATTTTAGGATTACAATAATTAATCCTATCATCAAAACAAGATTCTTCGTAATTTAAAATGTTTGGTACAATAGAATTTAATATATCGATTTCATTTTCAGTATGATGTATTTGAGCCACAGATAATGAATCTGTAATTCTTTCAAATAATTTATTATCTGACATAGAACTTGGTAAATGTAAATTATAAACTATACCGCTAATAATAAATCTATCAAACACTAACAAAACGTTAGGTTTTTTAGTCTGTTCGAAATATATACGTAATACATCTATATCATTATCGGTTTTATTCATTTTACAACCATTGAACCATATTTCACAATTTTTATTTTCAATAAGTTGTCTTGGAGACAGTTTAAGTGTATTTTCATAAAGAGATATAGGTATAGCTGTATCATATTCTTTACCCAAAAGAAGATTTTTTAAAACATATATGAATAATAGTTTATCGACATGATTTAAATCTACATTTCGAATAAGAATTCTATTTAATTTTTCAAGTTTATCATTGTTGATATTTTCCATATATTCTTTAGAATAAACTGTATTTACAAGTTCATTATAATTATTCTTTAATAAATCATAACCTAATGAATCGAATGGAAAATGAACTTTAATAATAACATCATGTCGATCGCTTTTTGCAACTTTCTCAATAAATTTATCAACCTGTGTTGATTTACCACAACAATCTGGACCTTCAAAAATAACAGCTGATACCCGATCAAATTTTTCTTCTTTAGTATACATTTTTCTTAGTTTCCTCCATAATAAATGTAAATATTATATTTAATCGTTTTTTAATTATTAATGTTTTATATATTAATTTGCCGATATAACAATATATATCTAAATTATTTGGAGGTACACCGCTATGGCTAATTCAAAAGGAAAAAAGAAAACCTCTACTAAACACACCATTTTAAAGGGAATTCTTGAAACTTTACATTTTCATTTATTTGAATCGGGTGGGGAAATGGCCAAAGGTAGTGGACGTCCTGTTTTTACAAACAGACCTGGTTGTCTTACTCCAGAGTATTACAACAAAATCAGATCTGAAAGGTTGGCTAAACAACGTGAATGGGAAAAAACACATTAAAAAAAGAGAGGGTGATATTTATCACCCTCTCTTTCTGAGTTTATTTTTTTAAGATGATTTCATAATGATGAATCGATGTTGGATTTATTCTATCCTTTACTGGAATCGCTTCATAATCTTTAAATCCGTATTTACGAATTTTGGTTAAGAATTCTTCCTTTTCGTCATCATTTAGAAAAAGAGTAGCATTTATCGGTTTACACTCAACAAATGATCTGCCATCTTTTTCTTTGATACGATTATCTTTAATCGCATCAATAACATTGCGCAAATGTTTTGTCATCTATTACCTCCAATGATATAATATATAAAAATATTCACTGTTATATCGTGACAATTAAATATATTTATTTAAAGGAGATATATTATGGGTAATTCTAATATATTTTCATGTGAACGTAAAGTAATTGATCTTAATTCAAAAGATATGTTCTCTATTGAATCTTTTACAACACTTCAGAAACTTTCTGGAGATAAAATAGATCCTAAAACACAGACTATTCATGATATGCTTTGGATTTCTATGGATGCTATTTCTAGAAATAGATCTCTTTATGAATCTGCAGGATATTGGGAAGCTATGAACTCTCCATATATTCAGGAATTAGTTCATCGTGGAACATGGTTTGGTGAATTGGATCATCCGGATGCTAATTGTTCTCGCGAACGTTTCTTGAAAGTCGATAAAGATAATATCTCACACCGTTTACTTAGATATAAACGTATTGGTAATGATATTCGTGGAGATATTCAGTTTGTAAAACCTAAGGGAGATATTCCTTGGGATTGGATTCAGAAAGGGTCCAATATATCTTTATCAACTCGTGTTCTTACACCTAATTATGAAGAAAGAGAAGATGCTCAGGGAAATCCATATATCCATAAATTTGGAAAGATGCGTCTTGTAACATTCGACTGTATTTCTTCCGCACCAGGTTTTAAACCAGCATCTATTATCGAAAATGTTGATTCATATGATGCTTCTCAAGAGAATTGGAAAGGTCTCGATATCCATTGGACTGCTGGAAGAAAGAAAGAAGAATTTATGAATCTTCTTAAATCACAGGAATCTCTTCCTATTATGGAAGATATTTATGGATTTAGTATGAAAGATGTAAAAGATATTTCATATTCTGAAGAAGGTTTAATTTCTCTTCTTATCAAAGACAATGGAGAATATTCTCAGTCTATTAAGATTCCTACAAACGTTTACAAAGTAAATCAGATCCTTTGTGCTGGACGTTAATCTTATCTAAGGAGGTCCAGTTTATATGATTTCAAGAACTAGATTACTTGCAAGTTTGGAAATCTCGGTTGGACCTAAGATCATGGGTTTGATTTCAGAAAACATGATCAATAACGTTCTAAACGTAAAGGTATTGCCAAGATTTTCACAATGGTATCCTAAAATCTATGACGTAAGAATTCGTAGAGAGGATGCTATTCCTTTTAGGGACTACTCTGGTAAAATTACAAATTATGGTACATATCGAATACCTAAGCAATTTGAAGTACCATGGATCGATGAGCAAGAAGATATTGAATGGTTTGATATTTTCGATTACCAAATTGGTGGTAATGATACATCAGATGTGTATACTGGTGGAAACTTCATGTTAAACCAAATCTTCTTATCTGCTAGAGCAGATATGCCTCATACACGATCATATTATTTAGTAACTTTCCAAGAACCGGATTTACTTATAGTAGATCCACCTCAACAATCTCATAGAGATTTTACTGTACAACTGAAAGCAAACAGAACTTTAAAAACAATTCCAAAAAATATTCAACCATTATTTGAAGAATACTTCATTGCTTATATGAAATTTGCTTTATATCATAAGTATAAATATGAAGGTGGTAATCAATCATTTGGTGGTGTTGATATTGAAACTAAGATTGATGAGTACAGTAGTGCCGAATCTGATATAAAAGAATTAGAAGCAATCTTTGAAAAAGATTGTGTTCATAATCCTGAAACTTTTCAAGTTCAATGTCTTTATCAGAAAAAAGGTTAAAAAAAAGAAGGGAGATATTTCTCCCTTCTTTTATATTTAATAAATGTATGTATAACAATTATGTATATATACATTTATTTGTGACGGGATCGATTCCGGTTTCTCTAATAAACTGGTCTTCGAGTTATCTGTGTTTTTAAAGTTAACGCAGAACCGTCATAATCGTGTACACTATAAAAATAAGTGTATAGATCGTTATTCATCGTGCTCACCACCTTGAATAAAAATTAAATTTAAGGAGGGCGTTTGCGGCGCCCTCCTTATCTTTTATTCATTATTATAATATACAAAAATAAACATTTTACAAAATAACATGAACTTCGACACATGAATATGAATAGGAGACATATAATGAAAAATAAATTTAAACCTTTAGAGAGATTATTTTTTAAGAAATATAAAAAGTCTAAATCTTTTAAATACGATAAAGAAATGATTACCGAAATATATAATTTATTTGTGGAAAATTATAAAACTACAGGTTATATATTCGACGGGTCAAATATTTCATATCTAACAAATAACTATATCAAAGTTAATAATTATACAGAGCTTCCAAAAAATTTAAATTCAGCTTGTGTATATTTAAAAGAAATAGCAAATATAATTTATATTTTTGATAAAGTATTAGAATTTAATTATGACATGTTAGCAATGGATGTAATATATAATGCTGATAAACTTACTGGAAAAGTAAATGTAAATAATTTTATCGATGATATTTTATTATTAACTAGTAAATGTGTTAAAAATATTTATGTAACAAAAAGATCTTATGATATAAATGTTGATTATTTTAAAGAAGATAAAAGTGTTATATTAGATAACTTTTTTACGAAAATTATATCTATAGTTAATAAATATATCGATGAACATGATGAATGTAAAAAGAATTATGAAAATGTAAATTATTTATTAAACAAAGATGCTGAAAAACTTAAAAGACAACAGTCATCATTTTTTGCTACAATAAAACTTTGGTATTATAAAAATATAGAACCTTTTTTCAAATGGTTGATATCTGATAGTTCTATCATAATATCACCATTTGATACATCAGATAATGATGAAGAAATTGTAAATGATGGATTAATGTATAAAGATATTGTAGATTGTACAAATTATGCTTTGGATAAATTAAATGATAAGTCAATTATAGATATTATGTTTAAATACAAATATATACCATTTGAAGAACGTTTTTCTACAGAAATGCAAAATACTTTTAAGAAACCTTTAAATGAAATTACATCTGAACATACTAAACAATATATCAGTGAATTGGAAACTATAGGTAAATCTGTTGAAGCTGATTATGATAATATAAAGACTAAAATGCATAATTCTATTTTAGATGTTCTTCATTATGTATCAGACTATAGTTCATATTTAATGCTTAATAGCGTTTATATTAAGTATTGTAAATAAAAAAAATAAAACTACCCGAATAATATCGGGTAGTTTTATTATTTCATTCGAATAAACTTAATAGTTCTTAATATTAAGTTTATTCAACCTTCTTAAATCCATATATGTTTCAGTAGCGTATAGCATACTGTACATGAGATCTTCTTGTCTTTCAACAAGTATTGGATCAGATTCGCATGGATCATAAATATCTCTAAGATCATGTTCAAATCTGATCTTAGTTAATAAGGCGATTTTCTCGCCAGTAATATCGACTATTTCTTTAGTCGAATATTTATTCAATGACTTATAGTAAGCAATTAATTGCTTACCATGCTGTTCCATGATTTCATTGGAAACTCTGTTATAGTCTCCAATTATTTCTTCCATTTTCTCAATTGGAAGCAAAATTTTCTTAAATGTTATCATATAACTTACCCTTGACTATAATTAATTTATTTTTATTAAGAGTTTATAGTCATCCACCCTCATTAATATAATATACAAAAAAAAACAATTAGTTTACAAAAAAAAGAGAGGAATAGATCCTCTCTTTATTTACATTATAAAACAACAACATTTGGAATTGCTTTATGTTTGTTTCGATAGCTTATGATATCAATGTAGTCACTATAAAAAACTTTTTTATAATGGCTAGTTGCGATTATTATATTAGGTTTGTATGTGGATCCGTTATGTCTAACGACATTAAAATAAATCCATTCATCATCCAATAACCATGCTTCATGTTTATTGAAATCAATCACTACAAATGAAGTATTTTTGAAACTATCTCCTTGCTCAGGGATATATTCATTAACAACATCAAATCCTAATACATCAGTTTCTAATTTACCGATAAATAAACCGCTATCAGTACTACCGTGTTGACAAAATAACATTTTGACCCCTCATTTTATAAATATATTTATCTGTCACATTAGTATAATATATAAATTAATAAGGAAGCTCTATGTATTTTTCTAAAAAATCGTCGAATGAAAAATTTTCAATCGGTTCATATTCATTACATTTACATCTATTTAATAAAGGTTTTAATTCATATTCTTTTTTTAAATCTCTATGATAATTTTCATCTTTTGGAAATTTTACACCTTTAGCATATTCACGTTTATCAATCCAATCGTTAAAACGTTTTTCTCTATTAAAATATGAAACATAACCTTTAGTTTTAGACTCTTCATCTTCAAATTCTTTAAAATATTTTTCAAATAAATCACACATTTGATGATGATTTAATCTAAAAGATCCAATATCTGCATCAGGATATCTTTCTTTAAAAGTATCAATACTCATATGAGCAACACCCATAATATTCATTCCTGGATCACCAACATAGACTTTTATCTTATCACAATAGTGTTTACATTTAAAACATTTGTATTTAGCAAAACGTTTTTTATCATTTTCATAAATATTTTGTTTAATTTCATCTTCATAATATTTCTCAAGTTTTTCTGGAAGATAAAATAATCTAAAAATTGGATAACCTTTTAAGACCATATTTTCTATATAAGAAAATACTTTATCTCTAAATTCTTCAGAATCTAAAGATTCCTGGTCATTATAAAGTAAATTGTCTAATTCTATATTCATTGACCATATACTATGACCAACTATTTCATCATGTACTAAACCCCAATTTATTGAAGCAGATTCACCAAATGTTTCTTGACCATATATTTCGAGAAATTTTATAAACCATTTAAATAAAAAAATCTTTTTATTATCACTTAATTCTTCTTTTTCATTATAGTCCATTTTCCATGCCTCTAAATTATCATATATTGACATTAAGATGTATTCAAGTTTGTAATTTTAAAAATTCTTTTGAATATATAATTATAGGACGAAGATAAAGAATTTTAAAGTTTGGAGTTAAACAATATGAAGATGGGAACATTAGGATCGTACGATAGTACAACTGATTATTCTGAATTTAAGAGACGAAAACCTAATAAAAAATATAGATCACATTTAGTTTCTGAGCGTTTTTTGCTCATGATTATAAAAGTTTTAGCAAGTGACATTACAGTTAATAGACGTTCCCTTGCTAATATAAAACGTTTCCTAACTATCATAGATAGAGATTATTATTGTAGAAGTGAAAATATAGAAGCTATGCTTCTTGTTTGCGATTTATTAGTTTCAATTAGAACTAAAAATCCTCATGGAGTTTCATTAGAATCATTAACATATAAAGTTGAAAATCTTTTAGTTGAACCTTATGATAAAGTAAGAGATCAATTAATTATACCTCAGATTAATGTTGCAAAAGATGAATTACCTGAAGATGATCTTGAATATATTACAAATAGCCTTGATCAAAATCTTAAGTTTTCATACATTCTTGATGTAAAAGATAATCTTATTGAATTAACAAATGATATTGAAACATCATCTTATACAGATTTTCCAAATTTATTACATCAGTATCGTGATTTAGTTACTGGTATTATGAACTTTTTCAGAAGTACAGATTCAAGTTCAATGACAAATGAAATTGTTCATACTGGAGATCCAACATTCTTAGATATTCTTTACGATACTTATGAAGCTATTCGTAATCCAGCATCTGCTTTACAGACAGGTTGGCAAGCATTAAACTCTGCACTTGGACCTCGTGGTGGATTCCAGAATAAAAACTTATATTGTCTTCATGCTAATACTAATTCATTTAAATCTGCAATGCTTCTTCATATTTCTCGTATGATTAAGGAGTATAATGCTTCAAGAGTTATCGATGAATTTAAACGTACTGGAAAAATTCCAACAGTTCTTCACATTAGTATGGAGAATGATAATGATGAAGATAATGAACGTTTGTATAAGACTGTAGTTAAAAAAGATCTTGGAAAATGTACATCTCGAGAAGAACTTAATCAGTCTTGGGAACATAATTTTGGAAATACTAATAGTGAAGAAGAAAATCCTATTGATATTTCATTCTTACATGTCGATGCTAGATCTCTTAGTGTTGATGAAATTGATGTTATTATTGAAAATCTTGAAGAAGAAGGATATCGTGTAATTGCTTGTGTTGTTGACTATTTAGGTTTAATTAAACCTAGAATGGAAGATATGGGTAAGGACAACCGTCTTCAGTTAAAGAATATTGCAGATGATTTACTTTCACTTGCAAAGAATAGAGATATTCCAGTTATTACGGCTCATCAGATTAACCGTTCTGGTGGTGCGGTTCTTACAAACTTAAAGAATCAAGGTGGAGTTAATGCTATTTCACAAATGACTAATGAATTCATTGGTGAATCTTATGGTATTGAACAGGCTGTTTCATGGTCAGCATTTATCGATATCGAAATTCATGGTGAAGATCGTTGGTTGATGTTTAAGAGAAATAAATCTCGTTATAAGAATAAGTTTGGTACAGAAACATTTGTAATGAAAATTCGTGATGGTATTATCATTGATGATGATATCTATCTTTCGACTCCATTGTCACTTCCTAAGATTCCTGATGGAATTGGAACTGATGATGCTAATCAGAATCAAGGTTCTAGAGGTATTATCGATATTAGAGATAATAAACATAAAACACCTCCGAAAGATCATCTTATTAAAGTTAAATCTTCAACTGAAGAAAGAGAAGACTTCCTTAATTCTAAAGAAAAGGTTCCTATCGAATATATCGATTGGAATAAATGGATTGATTATCTTGATACTGGTGATTATGAAACAGAAGATTTCTATGTTTGGTCTAACTCTGAAATGTCATATTATGATAGATCGTTTATTATTGGAGAAACAGAATATGTTAGCTGCGATTTTAACGAAGAAGTAGCTTATGCTTAATTTAACAGGTTATAAATAAATTAAGCTCAAATTCTTTATCTTCAAATTAGAATTGTGTAATTCGTATAACTCTCCTTAAGATTTAGTATTCATCGTCGATGATATTAGATCTCTCGAGTTTAATTTATTTTTAAACCTTTAAATAAATAGGTGCTGGGTAAAACCAGCACCTTTCTTTTACTTTTTTCTTTATTACATTATAATATAACTTAAATTATACCTTTAGGGCTACTTTTATGATAAATCATTCTAAAATTCTTAGCTTTTCATCAGATTTTGGTTCAAAAGCTAATAGCACAGAGTCCCTCGAGGACAAAAAAATAGAACAAAATGATATAATTCACCAGGATTACGAACAATCTCTTGAAGATGAAACATTTGAAGATGCTGCTAATGAAGAATCTTCTGGCGGTGATTCAGGTGATGATGGTTTAGGAGATATGGAAGATGATATGGATTCACTTGATTCTCAGATGGATAGTATGGACGATGGGGATTTTGGTGGAGATGATATGGATTCTTCCGATGGTGGATCAGATGGGTCAGATGGAGCCACTGGTGTAGATGATCTAGAAAAAAATAGAGGATCTTCATTAAATCCATTTACCCAAATTTATCAGAAAAACTATCTTATTGGTGAGTTGAATGAACTGTCTGACTCCATTCAACATACGATTACAGAGTATAATAACATGTACGCTGACTGGTCTGAATTAACTCAGCTACGTGAACTCAAATCTATGTTAGATGAAGAACGTAATTCGTTCATTATGCAACAAAATCCGGAAAATTTAATTAAGTTGAGGTTGTATACTAAACAATACGAGACTATAGTTAAAAAACTCAGCAGTATGATAAGTGATAAAGCTAAACGTGATAGTAAGTTATCTCAGAATAACAAATCTACTCCGGTTAGTAAAAATTAAATTCCTTTATTCTTTTAAGGAGAAATAAAATGGCTAATACATTTACTCAATTATCTCGTGAAGATATTGCCAAAGTATATGAATCTCACAAGAAAGATCACGCTCAGTCTTACTACAAATCTCTTGAGAAGTATCAGCATGAACTTCAGAAGTATGTAGGAGCACAGTCAGTGTTCGGAAAAGAAGGCTGGGGAAGAATCGTTGACGATGACAATCTCTTCGCTAAAGCAAAGAGCTTGTCAGCTGAAATGTTCGCTGGTGACAAAGTTCTCCAGGGCCGTTTCAACCGTCTTATGGATAACACTCGTGAAACAGTAGCTGCTGTTGATAAGGGTGGATTCGGTATGGAAGGTTGGGGTGGCGGTACAGCTGTATACGCATCTTCACAGGGTGGTTTTGCACTTGGTACAACACCATTCATTATTGGTGGTTGGCTTGCTTCTGCTCGTTCAGAAGAAATCTTCCAGCATATTGACAATAAGAACAATATGCGTCTTGAATTTGAATACAATATCGACTATGCACAGATCGGTGATCAGAAGTTCTTCTTCCCACAGTGTTTCCGTGCTGGCGAAATCACAGGTTTCAACAAACTTCCACAGGTTGACTGGGTAACACCTAATACAAATGCTGGAACATATACTGCTCCTGAAACATGGTGTGGTGAAGATATGTTCATCCTTCTCAACGCTGCTGACGGTTCTGATACTGCAGGTGTTAAGGGTAACCTTCTCACTGTATCTGGACGCAATAAGATGAAGTATGGTATCGAACCAAACTATCAGCTTACAGCAATTAAGTTCCAGAATGGTGAAGATGGTGAAGTTGTAACACGTCGTACAGAACTCCACTATTCTATTATGGTTGGACAGCCAAATGAACGTGATATGAAAGCTACATATACATTGAAAGATGTTGCTGGCTTTGATGAACCAATCGTTCTCCAGATCTACATGCGTGTAAATATCGATAATGGTGATTTCATCCTCTTCGTAAAAGCTCCTACAGCTGCTGCTCTTAAACTTATTAAGGGATTCAAGTTTGATGGTAAAGTTTCTAACGAAGCTAACGAAATCACAGATATCCCAACAATGGGTGTTGATAAGTTCCAGTTCATTCGTGAATGTGAATACAGAAACTACTCAAAAGTTTCTCTCAACGAATATATGGCTGATAACTTCCGTATCGGTGGTAACAACAACATTTCTTATGCTGCTTACGCTACTGATAAAATGCTTCAGTACACAATCGCTAACCGCGAACTCGAAGCTGAAGACTTCCTCATCAAGCAGGTTCTTGATGACGATGTAGATATCGATACTTTCGAACTTACAAGAAAGATGGGCGGATTCATCCAGAACAATCTTTCATTCGGAATTTCTAAGTTCACACCTGGTCTTGGATTGCAGGATTACAAGTTCGGTCTTAAGAACTACCTTAACAAGGTACTCGCTATGGCTGATACTGATCTTAACATTCCTACATCAGTTAAACGTGAATGGATCCTTATGGGATACGACGCTGTTGTAACTGAATTCCCTGAAGTTAAGTTTGAAAACGCTGCTGTTAACCTCCAGGAACAGGCTGAAGGTTCTGCTGTTAATGAACACTATGGATTCGCTGTTGATACTAAGTGTGGATACATCGATAGCCTTGGTCGTTCAGTACGTATTATCGGTAACACTGATAAGCGTTGGCAGGAACGTGGTTCTTCTGTATACGGTGCTCTCCGCACATACTCAATGGAATATCCATTCCTCGTATACTATCCACATGCTATCCGTATGTTTACAGCTATCGATCCTGATATGCCTAACCGCACAGCTATCATTCTTGGTGGTCGTGAATACCGTGGACACTTCGCTGCAGCAGCTATCAAGCTCACACTCGAAGGAGTTCTCGATAACGCAGGTATGCCAGTAAATAACTTCGATCAGCAGATGGACAACTCTAAGATTGGTTATGAATTCACAAAAATTGGTGAATAATAATCGATAATAGTTTGATCAGCTGATTTAAGCTTGTGAATTACATAAGTAGGTGGTTTCGACCACCTACTTATATTTTATTTCTTTTCAATTTGACACAATAATATATGGATACTAATAAAAACCCTAAAAATTCATCTTTACCTATAAATACATTTGATAAACAAGTTAATGAAGCCAAAACTGGTTTTCAGATTAAAATTATTCGTAAAGATGATAAAAATGCTTCTAAGGAGAAGAAAGATAATGGAAACATTGATTAGAACACCAGATATGCCTGGTGTACATCAGATGGAAAATTCTGTTGCTTCTGAAGTTCATCCTTCAGATACATCAATTCCAAATGTTATCAGTTCATTCAACGAAGATGTTGATTATAATTATGATACTGGTGCACTTCTTTATATAAATCCTGAGATTTCTGCTAAAAAGCTATATTTATCTTATAACGATTTTACAGATGCTGTTAATAGATGTATAGAAGCTGGAGCTGGAATTATTTGGGATTCTTATCAGAAATTTGTTAAACTTAAGTCTGCAAATCCTGATAAATATAAAGAAGCTATTGAAGAAATGGTAAAGATTAATGAGAATTCATTATATTCACCATTTGTAACATCAATGAACAATCTTACTGATAATAAGAAAGTTGAAGAAGAATTGGTTAATGAGTATAATAAAACTAATGGAATCAGAACTATTGATGATCCAGAAGATGAAGTATGTTTTAGAAGATTTATCATAAATATTCTTCATGATAATCACAATAGTGATATTCCGGCTATTTTAAATAAAAATGAATATTTTGATGAAATAGCTAAGTTAAGATTTGGTCTTCAAAATATTAAATCTAATTTCAGATTTGATGTTGAAAACTGTATAGAATATACAGCTCATAGATCAGATTGTTTTTATTCTACAAGTAATCTTAGTTCTATAGCTTTCAAAGTTAAGCCATTTATTGAAAGAATTTCACTTACCGTTGGATCATCAATTTATGATTCTATTCCAGTCGTAAATTATAGAGTATGTTTAGACATGCATAAAATAATTAGCTGGTTGATGAATAATTGTAAACTTCCTGATGAGTTACCTGAATTCTTAGATTCTGGCGAAACTGTTAGAGACGAATATATTCGTTCTGTATTGGGTGAATATGTAAACTTCGGTGAAAAGATTGCTAGACGTATTGTTATGGAAATTTATGATATGTCTTACAATATTTCTGGAAACTGGAGACATTTCTTACAAAAATTCATTGGTTCATATAATAAACTTCTTGTATCAAATCCTGATACAATGAATCTTGTAACTAAAGTAAATTACTTTGCTAATTTCTCAGAATCTCATGTTGATCCTAGAATGGCTAAAGAAACAGATTCAATGAATCATGAAACATTTGAAAAAATATTCAAATACATAAATAAAGATTATTATATGTGTGATGATCAATTTATTAATCAAATGTTTATGGCTATATCAGATTATAGTGATTCTAATAAAGACGAGTTTATTTTACATCAAGCATCTGTTTTATTTAGAAAAACATTTACAGTTTTCTTTGAAAATGCTGTTTTGATAAATTTCCATAGAAAATATGATAGTAAAGGTCATTATTCTAAGTCTATAGAAATGGGTTCATATACTCGTGAATTCTATAGACCATATGATTTTGGTGATCTGTTAAGAAAGGCTTCATCTATTTCAGATTACAATATTCGTGATTTTATTCAGACAATTATTTCAGAATTTAAATCATGTAAAAACAGTATTTATGATCCTGGAAAACTTGCAAATGGCGAATATATGTTCTTCATGTACAGCAAGTTATCAAGAAAACTTTGGATGGAATTATCTAATTTATTGATTCTTACATCTAAGTTAATTGGTATGATGGAACAGACTAAACCGGTAAGAGATTCAGATATTAAATTACATGAAAAAGTAAGTGAAACTGTAAATAATTTTGCAGAATTTGTTTACGGAACTCTTGTAAATATGATTTCTGAAGCTAGATATGTTCCTAATCAATTTACTGTTGGTTTCAGAGCTTGGAAATTTGATCTTCCACCTTTGACAAAAATTCTTAAATACTGTTCAAATTATGCTAAACCTGTTGTATCTAGAGATTCACACAAAATCGATCAACTTGTTAGAGACGTATTAAAACAACCTGAAAACAAATCACCTAATAATATAGTTGATGATGGTTTTGTAGTTTCTTACAATGTTAGCGATCGTGATAAATATGATCTCAAACATAACTTTGTTATGGGATTACAGCGTCGTGGTTTAGTTAGCTTAGATTTTTAAAACGTATTCTTACTCTCTCAGTTTGAGAGTTAAACAATAATTACTTTTATATATTGTTTATTTGAATGATTGGCAGGATTTAAAAATCCTTTTCGATTATCCAAAGTGTAATCTTAATATAGGAGGTAAGGATATGTTGAAGAAGATCTTGGCTAAAATTCGCGAATGTTTTACAATCGAAATTGTTCCATTAAGAAGAACTATCGAGACTATAACATTTACCGGATCTAGCTCGTCACAATCATCAATGGATAATCTGAAAGTACGTAACTTCTCTTTCTCGAGCATTTACTCGAGTTGTCAGTAATTAGAGAACGTATTCGGAAACATAGACTATGACATTAGATTTGTGGAACGAGAATAAAAATTTCAACGATGCTTACAATGAATGTGATAAGATTAATCGTATGATAAGAGATTTTGAAAATAGTGGACGGACAATGTCTGGTATGATAATCAAAGATGGTGATTATCGACGGAACGATTCTATTAATCCATTTGCAAATAGATTACCTAGTATAAATAAAACTGAAACTACTACTAAGAAAAAATCTGGAAAGCTACAAAAACTTAAAGGCGTTCTTACAGTTAGTGGTGTTATAGGTTTAAGTTATGTTGGGTATAAATATATCTTCAAACCTTTGAAAAAAGAGTATGACGATTTGATGGATAGAATTGTCGTTAAATGTGAATCTGAAAAACCATTAGATGGTAAAATACGTGCTATGACTCCTTTAGAAAAGAAAGCATATGACCATAAATATGGAAAAGAAACGCTTGTATTAACCAGTTCAGAATATATAGTCCATGACGATAATAATTCTACAAACGATTAATTTAACTATTGGAATTTAAGAGACCCTTTATTAAGGGGTCTCTTTTTATATTTATGGAGGTTTAAAACTTTTATGGAAAATTCATCAATTGTATTATTTATTAAATTCTTTGAAGGATGTATAATTTCAAAAAGAATGAAAAAAGCTAAAAACTGGTTACGGTTTGTTACATTTTTATTATTTGTAATATTTTGTGGAATGTTTACAAATGTTACCATCGGTATAGATGGTAAAAATGTAGCAGATTCAACTGTAATATGTATGACCATTTTATATGGTGCATTGATATTAATGACTATGTATTTTCAAGAATCTGTAATTAGTATTTTATTATTTCCAAATGAATATTTCTTAATGAAAGTTATTAAGGAATATTTGGGAAAAATATTCAGAGATTTTTATTTATCAGATGTTGATGACTATAAAGTTACAAAACATATACATACAGTATCGTATTATATAGCTAATTTATATGATCTTCAAAGAATAAAATCTCAAAATAATACTACACTTTTTTCTAATAAAAAAGCTGCATTAGCTTGTAAAGAATTTTTATATTTTATTGATAATATACTAAATCTTAAAAATAAAAATACTTTTCAATCGTTTAATTCTAACGATTTATATTCTGAACAAATTGCCGATTTAATATTTACTTTATTTAATACTGAATATGAAATTGGTAAAAGTATGAAATCGGATTCTATAACAAATTATGAAATAAATAAATTTTTAAGAACTGTATCTGGTGAAAAATTTATAAATGAAAATGTTATTTATGCTTCTAATACTTTTGATGATTATGAGCCTGGTGAATGGAGTTTATATAATAAACAAAATTTATCAGTAATAGATAATACTCCATATTATAGAAGACATATAAAAGATAATAATAAAGAATATTATAATAAGAAACATGAAAAATTAACAGAATCTAAAAAGAAAAAGAATAATAAAGAAAAATCTTATTTATCTTGGATGAATAAGATTTAATTAAAAAAGAGGAAGTGTATCTTCCTCTTTTTTTATATATTATAATAATGGAGGTAAGATATGAATCATAAATTAAAAATACTAATTACAAATAATTCCGGAAATAGATTTTTACAAGCGTTTAAATCGATAAAATATGATAATGTACTCGTATTTGATTTCGATTTAGAGGTAAAACGAAAATCCGAAATTAGTGAAAAAATTAGAAATTTTATAGAATCTAATAAAGATTTGATATTTAATAAAACTTCATTTATAGTAGATATTTTCTTAGACAATGATGTTAAAACGTTAGTATTATTAAAATATCTAAATCTATATAAAGAAGATTTTGTTAATGCAAAAAATAAACTTAATATGAAGCCATTAACATTTGTTATGTTTCATCCAATATTTAGAAAGTTTATGAACAAATGATTGGATAAGAGTTTAATTTAAAATGAGAGGGATTCATTTCCTCTCATTTTATTTTATATATTATAATAATGTAAAGAATTCATACGAATTCTTAATGTTATAATTATTATAAAGGAGAAATACTATGAGTATTTTAGAAACAATTTCAAATGAACGTGAAAAAATACGTAAAACATATTTAGATGCTGTTACATCTGGTCAGATGAGTCCAGAACTTTGCGCTCAATTATTACAAAATTCAGATACAGAATTTTATAAAATGAGTGAAAAAATTTGTCACGAAGATATGGAAAAATATTACAGTTTAGTAAATAGGTGTTTGGATGTTTGTTCGCGACCTAAAACATTTATGGAATCACTGGGTTCAGTTGCCGATTCTTTTGTAAGAGATGCAGAACTCTTACAACAGCAGCCCGATTTAACCCAGCCAACAAATTAAAGTTTGTTGAGAAATTATAGAAAGAAGGATTTGTTCCTTCTTTCTTTTTTTATTTTTTCACATTTAAATATATGATACATTCAGATACAACTAATAAAAGTTTTCTTAAAATGCATTATATTTTGAAGAATATGGGTATTTCTAATAATACTTTCTTTCTTCAATTGTATGATGAAACATTGCACGATATAGACCCTCTGGATGAAGATCATTTAACTCCTGAACAAAAATTAAGAGTTCATTTGGAGATTCAGAAAAATCCATGGTACTATTTCCGTGAAATTGTTAAAATCCCTATGACTGATAGTAAGCTCGATTTTGAATTAACTCGAGCTACTCTTGCTATACTTTGGTCTCTTTTAAACAATTTACATAGTTACGTAGTAATTCCTCGTCAGTGTTATAAATCTTATACTGTAGCTTGTTTTTATTCCTGGTTAATTTATTGGGGAGCTAAAAACTTTACAGCTGCTTTTTTTGCACAGAACGATGGTCTTGTAACACAGAATCTTACTCGTGTTAAAGATATTCGTGAATCGTTGCCTAGCTATTTAAATCTAAAATCCAATGCAGATACTGATAATCAACACAGTATTGTTTACCGTGCTGGAGATTTCACTAACACTGTTATAACCCGTGCCCCTGGTATGAATGAAGACGCTGCCAATAACGTTGGTCGCGGTGCTTCTACAATGGGTCAGTGGTATGATGAGTTCGCATTTATTCCTTATATTTGGGTTCAATATGGTGCTGCTATTCCTGCTTATTCTACAGTTGCTAAAGCTGCTGAAAGAAATGGTTCACATCATCATATTATTATTAC